AACTAGATTTAATTCATCAGTATCCGAAAAATCACCACTTTCATCCCAGTTAATTGCATTCTCAGTTTTGTAAAGTGCAAAGTAAGGAAGAGCGGATTTAACATCAACATCCAACATTAGACCTACTCTACCGGATGTTAGTTGTTCGACATTAATACGCCTAAGCAAATCCACAAGAGGTTCTTTTTTATTACTTGACTTTAATCTTAATGATTCAAGTTCAGGTGGCAGGTTAATTACTGGCGGTTTACTGTGGAGCAAACCAATGGCAATTTCAACAGCATCCTTGATATAATCTGGAAATACAGCTCTTGCTAAGTAATTGTCATAAGCATTACGACCAATTTGATTTGTTCCCATGCCGTCAAGAAGCATTCCTGGAGTTGGAAGCAGATATTTATCTTCAAGTGACTTAACGTGTTGTTCTCCTTCATAGAAGTCATGAAGAAGTTCCCAATTATCTTTATACTGAGAATAAGCTGGATGTACTGAATTAATTGCCATTATAGTTCCTTATTTGATGCTTAATAACCGATTTCTAATTTCCAATTTAAAAATCGAAAACTGAATTCTCCATTACATTTAGTCAAACCAAAGAATAAAACATTGATATTCCAAAACCAATATTTGCAGCTTTTTAAATTTGGTTTAACCCATAACTTTAAATTACGAGGATGGGATAATAGCCAAGATACCTCCCTTAATAAAATTCTTTTATAAGAGGGTTTGCCTGAATATAGTACATGTATTTTCATTATAGTTCCTTATGTAAATCTTTTAACAAATCAGATACTCTTGATGAACTGCTATGAATTTTAGCCTTATCAGATGCTATTTCAGTAGAATACCATAACATTTTCCCTTTTTCGTAAGTAGCTTTAATTTCAGCTTCACTCTTGTCATCAAATTTATAACAAATTGTAATCTCAATTCTTTTTGCATCAACTTTGGATATACAATCAGGAGTTAAATCTAATGGCCTACCTATATACTTTTCCGATTTAAACATTCTTTAATTCCTTAATTTTGATTTTAAAATAAGAATATCATCATCTGCTTTTTGTCGTTGTGATTTTGATGCTATTCCATGATTTAAAAGTCTATTTATTTGATCTATAGCATATTTAATATCAAAATCAGAAACAAATGGATTTGCAGGATTTTTACATTTGTTTAATATATCAGAAACATTTATCATTGTGTTCCAGAAGTTCTTCCGCCTTTAGCACCAACACCAATAGACAGTAATTTATAACGCGCTTCATCTGCAATGTGATCCTCTGCTGAGGTATCGCAATCATCAATGTTAATCTCATCTCGCGGTAATACAGGTATTTGTTCAATAAAATCTTTACAGTTATTAAAGATAAATAATCCAGGGTATTCACGTGGTAATAATTGATCTTTAATGGGAAGTCCATCTTCATTTAACGGATGTTGCATTTTAGCATTTTTTAAATACAAACGCATCTTTTCCCAACCTGCGACACGACTGCCTGGAGTTTTATCAGAACGAGTCCAATTTATACCAGGATATTTTCTACTGTTAAGTTCGATAGATTCACGCATACTCGCAGCAATACTATTACCGTTCTCAACATCATTAATTGAATTATCAGCAGGGCCTGGATGAACTTTTCCATACAGTCCCATTTTAATTTCCCTATCCACAATGCCTTTTGCAATTTCAGAACCTAACATTCGTAAACCTTCGTTTGGTTTACCTGTACAACCATACCATTCAGCAATTCTAAACACATCACCGCGAACAGTTGAACGAACAGAACCATCAGGCATAACCACATTGGTTCCATCACTTTCAGCCCACCAGCCTACTGAGAAAGGCTTAGATGAACCCCAGTCAAACGATCTATCTAAACGCCATGATGATGGAATCTTGAAAGGTACAACAATATGCACATTAGAATCCCACACATCACCAAACATACCGCCTGAAACAACATCCCAACTTCCCATAAGCCACGCTTTACGTTTATTAGGGTCATCAATTGTTTCGAGGCTAGCCACATATTCGGGGCTTAAGAACTTATTCTCACGATAGCTACCAAAAATATAAACTTGAGTCTTTTCAACATCTTCTCGTTTTTGAGTTCGTGGATTAAATACATTAACTACTTTTTTAACTATCTTACCCATTGGGGCAGCATCAACAAATCTTTTACGAACCCAATGATGACCGGGTCCGAATGGGTTTCCTGTTGCAAACACTTCAAGTGGGATTTCAGGCAACAGACATTTCACAGCGTGTTTATGCTTAACGTCAACCTGCACACGTTGACCTTTACGTTCAAATAAATCCCCATTTATATAATAAGGAAAGTCCTCTGGCCTAAATGACGACCTATTGCAGGACATCATTGCTTCAAATAAATGGTCTGATGGATATTTTGTAAGCTCATTCCAGCCTATAAAACAATTTTGACTTAACGACCCAGATGTATTAAAATAACAGTTTTCATCAGCAACCGTTATATCTATAGTATCATGAAAACCAATAGGAACAGAAAATGAGTAAGCATTTAAAAATTGAAGATTACTATTCTCTTGTGTACCCTTATAAGGATGCCAATATTTCCGATCACAAGGGTGGGTATCTAAAAATTCATTTACCAAACCATCCGATGAACTCAAATGGCTATATACTTTTGCATAGAGCCATCGTTGAACAAAAGATAGGAAGGTTTCTTTATCCTTGTGAACAAGTTCACCACAAGGACAGAAATAAGAAAAATAATGAATCAGAAAACCTTGAACTTTTTGCAACCCAGCGTCAGCATTTATTAGAGCATTCAAATTCAAAAATAAATGATTTGGAACTCGTAGAACTGGTTCGAAAAGCCGCAGCAAACCCGAAAATATCAATGTCAACTTTACCTTGTAGTCATATAACTGTTCGAAAAATTTGTAATGCCCATAATATAAATTGGTTGCGGGCTGATTTTTCTCATATTTCCGAAAGTGAAGTTGAAAAAGTAGCAAAATTAATGACAACAAGACAAATGGCCGAACACTTTGGAGTTTCGTATCAGACTCTATGGAGGAATTTCCCTCACTTGTTGAAAATTCGTCATTCACCAAACTTTCTCGATCCAAATCGTGATGAAATTCTAAAACTTCTTTGTCAAGGGAAATCGTTTTCTTCAATAGCCGAACAGTTTGAAACGAACACGACGACACTTGTGAAAAGTGTCCATCACTGGTCAGTAAACGGTGTTCTTTCGAAGTCGATTGTTGTGAAATTAAATCAAAATCCTTATTTAAAAAAGAAGTTTGTACACAAAAACGATTTACTTTAGGAAAAATTTTAGTTATTTGTTTAAATCCTTTCGGGGTTAATACTTTATCATTTAATGTTAGTTTTTCAACAGGGATATTTCCACGTTCTGTAATGACATTTTCACCAACAACATTACAGAACTCCTGACCATGAAACCCCCAGTAATCAGCATCCTTTTTAACTGTACGAAATAATAATTCTTCGCCTGTTTTCCAAACCCATTTATAATCCGACTTTGAATTGATAAATCTAGCTTTATCGTCAAACTCAGGAAACCAACGTAATGATTTAGAAACCAAATCATCTAAGTTTTTGTATTCCCTATCGAAAATAACACCGCGCCAATGTCTACCGTAACCTTGACCTACACGAGAACGAAAGCGCATTAACTGAGCATCAGTTTTTCCAGGACCACGGCTGCCTGCGTAAAAAATAATATTTGCAGGACATGACATAGCTAATGTCTGACTTCCTGGCAAAGGCGACCATACTATTCTCGGTTCAGCCATTAAATTAATGACTCCTCACTATATTTACACCAAGCTAATCTAGCTTTAGCCCATGAAGAAAGAAACATCTTAAAATCTTCTGGGTTTACTTCATCATCCAGTATTATTTTTGCACAAGTATTAAATGCAAGTGCTTTTAAACGTAATTCATGATCTAGTGGTAAATTATCCTTATCACATCTAGCAATAATTTTTTCGTACAAATCAGTATTATCCATCATAAGCCTCTATTAATCTTTGTGCAATACATTGAATGGAGTATGCCTCAAATTCTTTACTTGGATTATCTTCTCCGATCTTATATTTAACTTCTTGCCAAATATGAACAGCTTCATGAATTAACAATCCTACGATTTCATTTGGTGTTCTTCCCTCGGTATTACCTAAACATACAACAGCCGTAGTTTTTCCTTCATTTTCAAAATAATGCACAGTGGCATTTGACCATTCGTTCTTTAAAAATTCAGGTCTATTCTTTTTCTTAATATTAAGATGCTTTAATGCTTTTTTAAAAGTTTTTTCATCTTTACAAAGGCAATAATAAACAGGAGAAATAATTAAAGCAGTATCCAGCCAAACGACTTCACTCATTCAATTTACTCAGCCAAAGTAAAGTCTAAGTAATATTTTTGTCCTGGTTTTATTACGTCGAGTAAATCAGGGTTAGTTATAGTCAAATCCATATTTCCATATGGAGTGTATTGATGAAATGTGTTGTCCTCTTTGGTTCCGTTTGTCACAGCGGATAATTTAATAATTTCACTCTTTGAATCTGTGCTTGTTACAGATTCAACTTTGTATTTTGCTCTCATTGTAGGTGCGGACATTTTTAATTCCTCTTAGTTTAAATTAAAATAAAGTAAGTAGTTTAGATCAGTTTACTTAAAGTCATCTATATGTACTGACTCCCGTCTTTTACGTGCGAGAGGACACGGATATAAACTACCTACAAAGATAATAACTGCGTTACTGCCCAAGGCGCACATATCTCTATATGCCCTCAAGCGGGATTCGAACCCTTGCACCCTTGTAACAGATTTTTATAGTGCCAGTAATTATCTTTGTAAGCCCTCAGTTCTTACCCGACTGAGGTTTAGGCGTCTAAAGGCAAAGTTACAGCTTTACCAATTCTCTGTAGACAATATTACTCCTGAGCAGCTTCTTTTAATTTTTCTCTAATTTTACGAATAGTTTTAAAATCATCATCTGATAAGTCATTGTTAAATCCACTATCATAAGCAAATTCTACTAACTTATTTAACATTTTTAATTCTTCTTTTGTAAACATAAATTACTCCTGAGCATCTTTAATTAAATCGGCTTGCATTTTAACGGCTTCATCTTCCCAGCCGGTAAGATCACCAATTCCGGGAACCATCATAACACCACCGCGACCAGTAATTTCCAACGAAGTTTGAATAGGCTTATCTAAACCTAAAATAGCAGCAAGTTTAGAAGCAGCAGCAACACGAGAAGCAAACGGACCATTTTGAGCCGCTTCACGTAAAACAGAAAGCGTCAATTGTTTATCTAGTTCCTCCTGATCTTTTTCATCTTCAGGAGTTTTCAACTTCATGTCAGAAATACGTTGAAGCACATAAGGCTCCGCCATGTACTTAGCTGCCCATTGCCGAGCATAAGGTTCTGTAAAGCCAACACGAATAGCAGCAGCTATAGGATCATAATCTTTTAAATAATGATCTACGAATACATTGCGAATAATTTTATCCCTTTCAGACAAAGTTTCAGCAAATCCATCATCATTCCAAAATTCCATAGCTACCTCTCAATTCTCACATTCCATATAAAGAAGAATATAACTTAGCATAAAGTTCTGCGCTGCATATTCTTCACAAATCATTTTAATCTTTAGTTGACAATTTAACTTTACTTTTGGTTGCGAATGTGGTGAAACAATAAAACTACATCCCGACAACGAAACGACAAAAAGTAAAGTCCTAATAATTGCTAATATAACCACAATTTTATAATCAAGTCAAGTATTATGCTTCTGATAACCTAAACTGTTCATAGTATTCATAAATTCT